GCCAGGCGAGCCGGGCTGCATGTACCTGTATGGCCAGCCTGGCGAGCCGGGCGGCCGCCTGTCGATCGACGAGCGGCAGCACGCCGACTTCGCAACGCAAGCGACCAACGAGCTCGAGGTGGAGGACGTCGTCCGCGGCCGGATCGTCCGGCTCTGGCGGCTGCGGACCGAGAAAGCCCCGAACCACTACTTCGACGCACTGGCCTACGCCGCCGCGGCCGCATCGCTCAAGGGAATCCGCTTGCCCATCAAGGCGACGGCGAAGACGGTCGCGCCCGATCGGCTACCCGGCCAGGTGTCGCCTGCCGCAGCTGCTCCCGTGTCGCTGGCTCAACTGGCACAACTCGCGAAAGGACGCTGACAATGCCCTTCCGACCGGATCTGGATCCGCTCGCAGGCGAAGCCCTGCCCAGCCCCGAAGCGCCGCCAGCGCCGTCACTGGGAGATCTCTTGCGGGCGGCACAAGGTAGCTCGACCGCATGCCCGCAGTGCGGCTGTGAGCACCGCATCGACGACCGTTGCCGACACTGCGGCCACCAGATGCCAGGGCCTTCCAGCAGCGCGCCCTGACAAATTGTCCCACCTCGCGAACTTCGGCTTGACAGTCTCGCGTTGTTCGCCGGAAACTCGCGTCCAATCCGACTAGCGGCGACGGCACGGAGTAATTAACCGCGTCGAAACCAGCGCAACGCAAGGCCATCCGGGGCCGGAATCCCCGCGTGGCCTTTTTTGTTGCGCTCGCCTCAGTCGGAGTATTTCCATGCCTGACCCCACAACGATCGACGAGGCGATTGAGCAGCAGGCTCTGGGGCCGAAGCGCGTCACCGTGGCCGGGCAGTCCACCGAGCTGCCCAGCATCGACGAGCTCATCAAGGCCGACAACCACCTGGCCGGCAAGCAAGCCGCCCAATCGTCGTCGCTGGGCGTCCGGGTCCAGCGCTTCGTCCCGCAGTACGAATGAGCATTCTGGGAACCGTCGTCGCGTCCGCACGCTCGGCAATCAGCCGACTGTTCCGCGGTTCGCGCCCGGCAGCTGAGCAGCAGCTCGCCGCATCGTACGACGCCGCCCGCCCCGGCGTGCTGGACGCTCACTGGCAATTCGCCGATCGGCTGTCAGCCGACGCCGCCAACCGCCGCGAAGTTCGCCACACCCTGATTAGCCGCTCTCGGTATGAGAACGAGTCCAACGGCTACTACGCGGGGATGCACCAGACGCACGCCGTTGCGATCGTCGGTTGCGGTCCGCGGCTGCGGATGCAGACGACCAACATCGACTTCAACCAGGCGGTGGAGCGCGAATGGGAGCAGTGGGGCGCGGCGGTTCAGCTTCGCCGCAAGCTGGCCTGCATGGCCAAGGCGTGGAAAAAAGACGGTGAAGTCTTCGCCGTGCTGCAGAACAACCCGGGCATTCGCAACCCGGTCAAGCTCGACTTCGATCCGATCGAAGCGGAGGTTTGCCAGTCGCCCTATCTGCCCGTCGGGGTGGCAGGCCGAATCGACGGCATCATCAGCGACCACTACGGCAACGTGATCGCTTACGAAATTCTGCCCGCCCATCCGGGCAGCGGTCAGTTCGTCGCCACGCAAACGCCCGACGTCGTCCCTGCCCGCAACTTGTTGCATCTCTTCAGCCTGGATCGGCCCGGTCAGCACCGCGGCGTCCCGGCCTGCTCCTCCACGCTCAACGTCGGCGCTTCAAGCCGTCGCTTTCGCGAAGCCGTGGTCAAGCACGCGGAAGTGGCAGCGTCGCAAACGTCGATGCTCTATACCGAGCTGAGCCCGAACGCGGACGAATCGCCTGCCACGCTGCAGGCCATGACCAGCGTGCCGGTCGTGGCTGGCCAGCAGACGGTCCTGCCCCGCGGCTGGAAGCAAGACAGCTTCAAAAGCGATCAACCGAAGACGGGTTACGCAGAGTTTTGCAAGCAGCAGACCGCAGAAGCTGCCCGGCCGCTGGGCATGCCGCATAGCATCGCCGCATGCGACGCGACGGACGCCAACTTCAGCAGCCTGAAAACCAACCACCTCACCTACTACGCGCAGGTGTCGTTCGATCGCGCCGACGTTGACGATTTGGTCTTGGAGCGACTGTTCCGCGAGTGGTGGATCGAACGCGAGCTGCTGCGGGGCAAGTCGCTGGCCGACGTCCTATCGCGGCCAACTCCGACCCATTCGTTCGTCTGGCCCGTCCAGCCGTCTGCCGATCGCCAGGCCGACGCGATTGCTGAAGACACCAAGCTCCGCAACGGCACGCTGACGCTGGCCCGCGCTTACAGCGACGCCGGCCTAGACGTTGAGGACGAGCTGGCCCAAATGGCCGCAGACTTCGGCGTCACTATCGACGAGATGCGTCGCGTGCTGCTCTTCACTTTTTTCCCCGCGGCGGCCCAAGCCCTAAAGCCGCAGCCGGCCCCCACGAAGCCGCAATCGGAACTGGACACCGAATTGGAGGAGCCAATCAATGCGCCTTCGCTCGCGTAAACTCAGCGCCGCCAAGCAGCCGACCGACGAGCGGACCGTCAGGATCTCCGCCTCGGTCAACATCCGCGCTGCGGCCCAGCCCGCGGAAGAGGGCAAGCCGCCCGGGCCGCCGACGTTCGATGCCGCGCCCGCCTACAGCGGCGGCCTACTGCCGGGTTATACCGCCGAGCTGGATTTGCCCGTCGTCGTTGACCTGGCCGGCATGACCGAAGCCCGGGCGATGAAGGCAAATCTCGATCACAAAAAGGACCAGCGCGTCGGCCACGTCACCAGCGTCGTGAACGACCAGAAGACGCTGGCCATCAGCGGCGTGCTGTCGGCGGCGACGCCGCACCGCGACCAGATCGTCGCCAGCTCACAAGACAAATACCCGTGGGAAGTGTCGATCGAAGCCGCGCTTCGCGGCCTGGAGCGCGTTCCCAAGGGCAGGACAGTCACCGTCAACGGGCAGACGTTCACGGGCCCGATTTACGTCTCTCGCAGGAGCGTCCTGACCGGCATCGGTTTCGCCGACGCCGGAGCGGACGCGGGCAATTCCGTCACGATTGCGGCTGCTGCCGCCACGAAAGGAAAGGAAATGGATTTCGAGAAATGGCTGGAGCAAAGCGGTTTTGACCCGGCGACGCTCACCGAGACGCAGCGGGCCACTCTAAAGGCCAGCTATGACGCCTCCCGCGAGCGCCCCAATTCCGAGCCGGAAGGCGACGACGTGCTGGGGCTGACCCCCCGCCGACTCGAAGTTCGCCGTCTGGAAGAGATCCGCCTGGTCGCCCACCGGGCTTTCGACGACAGCCCGCACGACGGCGAGCGCATCGAAGCGCTGGCCCGCCAGGCCGTGGAAGAGCACTGGACGGCGCAGGAGCTGGAGCTGCGGATTCTCCGCGCTGGCCGGCAGCCGTCGCGTGCCCGCTTCAGCACTCACGACAGCCAGGTGGACGGCCGCGTGCTGGAAGCCGCTCTGCTCCAGGCTGCCGCCTATCCCAAACTGGAGGAAGAGTACGACGAGCAGACGCTCGACGCGATCGACCGCAACGGCTTCCGCCACATGGGCATTCAGCAGGTGCTGCTGATGGCCGCCTGCCACAACGGCTATCCCGGCCGACCTGGCGAGCGCATCCTGCCGGGCAACCTGCCGACGATCCTGGATTACGCGTTTCCGCCCGCGACGGCCCAGCTGCGTGCCACTGGCTTCAGCACGATCAGCCTGCCGGGCATCCTGGGCAACGTCGCCAACAAGGAGATCAGCGTCGGCTTCACCGAAGAGGACCAGGAGTGGCGGGAAATCTCCGTCATCAAGCCGGTCAACAACTTCTACAAGCGAACGTGCTTCAGCCTGCTGGACGACCTGGAGTTCCAGGATCTGACCCCCGCTGGCGAAATCAAGCACGGCAAGCTGTCGCAACAGTCCTACGAGCGGCAGGCGAAGACGCGGGCGATCATGCTGTCGCTCACCCGCGAAGACATCATCAACGACGATGCGGGCGCGCTGGACGACATCCGCACCCGCATCGGCCGTGGCTCCGGACGGAAGCTCAACACGATCTTCTGGACGGCTTGGCTGGACGACGATGCGTTCTTCACGACCGCCCGCGGCAACTTCATCGAGCACGCCAACTCGACGCTGCTCATCGACGGCGTGGGTCTCGCGATGGCCAAGGCAGCATTCGAGGCGCTGCGGACTCCTGCGGCCGACGGCCGCAAAACGGTCAGCGGCCCGCCCGTCATCCTGCTCTGCCCGCCGGAGCTGTCGATCGTCGCCGAGCGGTTCTTCATCAGCACGCAGCTGGTCGGCGGCAGCTCGACGGTGCCCAGCGAAAACGTCTTCGCCCGGAAGTACAAGCCCGTCGCGCCGAAGCAGCTCAGCGACAGC